TGTACAATGGCGTTTAACCTTAACGGTTTTAACTTTAACCAGTCTATCTCTGATAGTAATGGCAAAGTTATTCCTACATGGGCTGACGTTGTAAACAGACAGAACTTAGGTATGGAAGTAATGCACGAGCGTAATGCTCACAACTTCCCACTCGATTTAGCATCTGCTGAGTCTACAAATATTGCACTAACAGCTCCAGAAATTGGTTGAAAAATTTGTTTTATATTTAACATTAATAACTAATCTATTTATATGTTCCGGTGTTATGCGGCATTGGAACAACTTACCAAAAGATGACACGTCCGTTCATCCCACTCAGGGACGCATGAGATCTGACCATGGAACGGGGGTCAGGTACTGAGGTGAATTATGACTCCAGTAGAACTACAAGCTCGAATCAAAGAGCAAAGAGATTCCAAAAGAGAAACTTTACTTAAGTATCGTGGCATCACATACACAAAAAGATAATCGGTAAGCCGACAGGGAGGTGCAAGTCCTCCCTTATCACTTTGGCTTTTTGCCCTCCAAGGAGGATACCAATCAGCCGTCTAGACGGTGGGATAGACCACGAAAAATGATCAAAAAATTCTGTACGGAAGAAAGTAAACAATACAATTTTTTTAAACAAAAATGGCTAATGCTAATCAAGTTGCCATAGGTAGAAGTAATCTATCTACAGGCACAGGTTACGATGGTGCTAATGATAAATACGCACTCTATTTAAAATTGTTCTCAGGAGAGATGTTTAAAGGCTTCCAGCATGAAACAATTGCTAGAGACCTCGTAACAAAGAGAACACTTAAGAACGGCAAATCATTGCAGTTCATCTACACAGGACGCATGACAAGTGCTTTCCATGTTCCTGGAACACCCATATTGGGTAACGCTGACAAGGCACCTCCAGTAGCTGAGAAGACCATCAACATGGATGATCTACTTATCAGTTCTGCATTCGTGTATGACCTAGATGAGACACTTGCTCACTACGAATTGAGAGGAGAAATATCTAAGAAGATTGGATATGCTCTTGCTGAAAAATATGACAGATTAATCTTCCGTGCTATTACACGTGGAGCTAGATCTGCATCACCAGTTTCTGCTACAAACTTTGTAGAACCTGGCGGAACACAAATCAGAGTTGGTTCTACAACTAACGATTCTGATGCTTATCTTTCTGACAAGCTAGTAAAAGCATTTTATGATGCCGCTGCTGCTATGGACGAAAAGGGAGTTAGCTCTCAAGGAAGATGTGCTGTTCTAAACCCAAGACAATACTACGAACTTATACAAGCTGTAGGTTCTAATGGTCTTGTTAATAGAGACGTTCAAGGTACTGCTTTACAAGGCGGTAACGGCGTTATCGAAATAGCTGGTATCCACATTTACAAGTCAATGAACATTCCGTTCCTTGGTAAATATGGTACAGCTTTTGGCGGAACAACAGGTAAGGTTTCCCCAGGAAATCTTGGTTCTCATATTGGACCAGCTGCTGAAAATGCTTCAGGTGCTACTACAGGAATCAACAACGACTACGGTACTGCTACTGAGTTAGGTACTAAGTCATGTGGTTTGATATTTCAAAAAGAGGCTGCTGGGGTTGTTGAGGCAATTGGACCACAGGTTCAAGTAACAAACGGAGATGTTTCTGTAATCTATCAAGGTGATGTGATCTTAGGTCGCATGGCTATGGGCGCAGACTACTTAAATCCAGCTGCTGCTGTTGAACTATATGTTGGTGCTACTGCTCCTTCTGCATTCTAATTTATACACTTATACGGGACCTTCGGGTCCCTTTTTTTTTATCTATGGCTACTACAACAATTGACCCCGATACCGAACTATCCGCAGTTAACTCAATCTTGGGTAGCATAGGTCAATCACCTTTAACTACTCTAAATTTTAATAATCCAGAAACAGCTTTTGTTTATAACTTATTAGTTGAAGCGAATAAAGATATACAAAATGCTGGATGGCATTTCAATACAGAAGAACATGTATTGGTTACACCTGATGCGACTACAAAATATATTTCCATACCTACAAACTATTTGAGGTATGACCTACATGATAAGCACATTGATAAATCAAAAGATTTAGTCAGAAGAAATGGAAGACTATACGATCTTGTAAATCATACAGATCAATTTGAAGAGGATCTCTTTTTAGATATTGTGACTCTCTATCCATTTGAAGATGTGCCTCCAGTATTTCAGAGATACATAATTTCTCAAGCCGCTACAAGAGCAGCTGCTCAGTTAGTTAGCAACACAGAATTAGTAAAGCTATTAAATCTACAGTTAGAAATTGCTAAAGCAAATGCTGTGGAATATGAATGCAACCAAGGTGATCATTCCTTTATGGGCTGGCCACATGAGACTGCTTATAGACCTTACCAACCTTACAACGTACTTAATAGAAGATAATGTCAAGTATTACTCAAACCATACCCACACTAACTGGAGGTTTATCACAACAGCCAGATGAGTTAAAAATTCCAGGACAAGTTAGTGTTGCTACAAATGTAATACCTGACGTAACATATGGGTTACTCAAACGTCCTGGAGGAGAGCTAGTTGCATCTATTAGTGACAATGGAACAGCTGCTTTAAATTCGGAAACTAACGGTAAATGGTTTTCTTATTACCGTGATGAAACAGAAAGTTATATAGGACAGATTAGTAGAAGTGGTGATATAGATATGTGGCGTTGTAGTGATGGTGCAGCTATGGTTGTGAACTACGACTCTGGTACCGCAAGTGCATTAGCAACATATCTAACACACTCTAATGATGAAGATATTCAAACTTTAACTCTTAATGATTTTACGTTTATAACTAACAGAACTAAAACAGTAGCAATGTCTTCTACTGTTGAAACTGTTCGACCTCCAGAAGTATTTATTGACTTAAAAGCACAAGCTTATGCTAGACAATATGCCGTCAATCTATATGACAACACAACCACTACAGCTGTTTCTACAGCTACAAGAATTAGTGTTGACCTAGTTAAATCAAGTAATAACTATTGTAATTCTGATGGAAGTTTACCAGCTAGAAACAGTAGGATTTCTCAATCAACTAGATGTGATGATAGTGCTGGAGATGGTAGAGATGCTTATGCTCCAAATGTAGGTACTAGAATATTTAACATAACTGACGGAGCAAGCGTCACAGATGATGCTGTTTCAGGAAGTCATACATACACTATTGATGTTAAAGCTGCTAATAATTCTTCTGTTAATAGAGGTAAGAAACTTTATTTCCGAATAAGAACTATTGGTCAGTCAGTACCATTTACTACTGGTTCAGGTAGTGATCAAGAAACAACATATCAGGCTAGATATACAACTACTTATGACCTTTTATATGGTGGTGAAGAGTGGGTACAGGGAGATTACTTCTATGTTTGGATGGATGATGGTTACTACAAAGTAGTTATTGAAGAGGTCAGTACAACACAGGTACAAGCTAACTTAGGTTTGATACGACCCAACCCTACGCCATTTGATACTGAGACTACAGTTACATCTGAATCTATTCTCGGAGATATTAGACAAGCAATCCTTGATACAGGTAATTTTACTTCGGCTAATGTTCAACAAATAGGTAATGGTCTATATGTAACTAGAGCTTCAGGAACCTTTAATGCTACAGCTGCTTCTGCTGACTTACTACAAGTAATGTCCAGCGAAGTTAAAGGTGTAGATGATTTACCCTCACAATGTAAGCACGGCTATGTCGTAAAAGTAGCTAATAGTGATGCTGATGAAGATGATTATTATGTAAAATTCTTTGGAAATAATGATCGAGATGGTGATGGTGTTTGGGAAGAATGTGCAAAACCAGGCAGAAATATAGAGTTTGATAAAGGCACTATGCCTGTCCAATTAGTTAGACAAGCTAATGGAACTTTTAAAGTTGAGCAAGTTACTTGGGACAATGCACAAGTAGGTGATACAACCACTAACCCTGAACCATCTTTTGTAGGAAACACAGTAAATCAATTAGTTTTCTTTAGAAATAGAATGGTTTTCCTGAGTGATGAGAATGTAATTATGTCTCGTCCAAATAACTTTTTTAACTTTTGGTCAAAGACAGCTACAACATTTACACCTCAAGACGTTATAGATCTTTCCTGTAGTTCCACATACCCAGCTATTGTCTATGCGGGTATTGAAATAAATGCGGGATTACTTTTATTTACTAAAAATCAACAGTTTATGTTGACGACTGATAGTGATATTTTGAGTCCTGAAACTGCAAAGATTAATTCAGTAGCATCTTATAATTTTAATGAAAAAACTAACCCTATCTCATTAGGTACTACAGTAGCTTTTATAGATAATGCTAATAAATATAGTCGTTTCTTTGAAATGTCTAATGTTGTTAGGCAAGGTGAACCTGATGTAGTAGATCAAAGTAAAGTTATTTCTAGATTATTAGATAAAGATGTATCTATAGTTTCTGAATCAAGAGGAAACTCTGTTGTTTTCTTTAGTGTAAAAAATACAGATAAGATCTATGGTTTTAGATATTTTGATTCTGGTGACAGTAGACTTTTACAATCTTGGTTTACTTGGGAAGTAGCTGGAAATATTCAATACCATTGCATGTTAGACGATGCATTATTTGTGGTAACTAGAAATAATAATAAAGATCAAATAGTCAAATATTCTTTAAAAGTAGATGACTCTGGCAATTTTGTTACTGAAACAAATAATACTACCGATACAGATGACGACCTTATATATAGAGTCCATTTGGATCATAGTAAATCAGTAACAGCAGCTTCAGGTACATATAGTTCTACAACGCTTAAAACTACTATTCCAAAACCAAACGGATTTGAAAGTACAAAACAATTAGTTGCTTATGACACCGATGCAGGGAATGATCTAGGGCGTTATTCATTAGTTACTGTTAATGGATCAAACTTAGAAATAGCTGGAAATTGGGAAAGTAATACTTTTGTTATTGGTTACTTATTTGAAATGGATGTACGAATCCCTACGTTATATCTGACTAAAGCCGAAGGTACTAAAGTTAGATCTGATGCTAAATCATCTTTAATTATTCATAGAATTAAATTTAGTTTTGGTCCTTTAGGAGTTTATTCAACCACTCTGTCTAGAATAGGAAAACCTGATTTTACAGAAACAAAAGAATTAGGATTAGCCGGTGTTGTATCAGCTAGTCGATTACCGATTGTAGATGAAGTTATAGAGACAGTACCTTGTTATGAAAGAAATACAAACTTAACCGTAAACATTAAGTCAAGTCACCCATCACCAGCCACTTTAATTTCATTGGCATGGGAAGGCGACTTCACAAATAGATTTTATAAACGTGTCTAATTACATTCACCCAATAACGATGGAAGCTGCACTTGCTGTGGCTTCTAATCTTTTACCAGATGACCGTAGAGAAGTTCAAGAGGGTCATGGACATGATCCTGTTGTGGCAATACCCGCATGCGCCGATTATGGCGATACCGTGTATTTCACAGTTCCCAACGGTGAGTTAGCCGGAGTAGCCGGCGTACAAGAAGATGGCAGAATCTGGATGCTATGTACACCAGCTATTCATAAATACCCACTAACTTTTGCTCGAGAAGCAAAAAGATATGTGGAAAGTAGACAAGAGAAGTTGCTCTGGAACATCGTTGATAAACGAAACAGAGTTCATATAAAACTACTCAGATTCCTCGGGTTCAAATTTTTAAGGGAATTAAAACATGGACCTAATAATTTATCCTTTATGGAGTTTTGCCGTGTGTTTAGGAGCAGCAGCTAGGACTGCAAATGAGAATGCTCGTAGAAGATACAAATACGAGAATGAAAGAAGAGAGCGTAACTGGATGCAAACAACATCTATTTATAATGCTCAAAAAGTTAAATATGCAGAAGACGTACATAATGCTACCTTTGCTCAGACTCAAGCAGTAGTTGATCAGCAAGAAGCAATGGACAACGCCAGAGGTGATGCTCAACTTAAGTACGCTGAACTATTTAGAAAGCTTCAAGAGAATAGTAAATATGGACAATTAGTTGCGAGTGGTCAGACTGGACAATCTACTAGAAGAAGAAAAGTTATAGATTATGCAAAGTATGGTCGAGATGTAGGAGAGATTGCTAGAAAAGTAACTCTTAATGATAGAGAATTGGCTCGTAAGAGTTCAGCAGAAATATCTAGATATAAACAATTTAAAGATCAAGCATTTGCCAAAGTTGCATTTCAACCAATACCAGATGTTGCACCACCACAACCTGTTATGCAAAACGTTGGAGCTGCAATGTTTATGGATGCTTTATCTATTGGAACATCCATCGCTACTGGAGTAGGAGCTTTTAAATAATGACAAACAGTTTTTTTAATTTTGAAGAAGCACCTGATTTTGCTGCATTACTAGACGAAAGGTACAAAGGTGTAAATACAAGTTATGACAGGCGTGAAACTCTAGAGCAAGAGAACGATGCAACTCGTTTAAAGAATGCCAAGATGCCTTTAGAAATAGTAGAGAAGTTAGCTAAATTAGTCCCCTCAGCTAAGAAATTAGCAGATCAAATGGCTTGGGACAAATATAATGATGATGCTACTAAAAAAATTCCTTTTGAAAAAGGTACATTAGAATTTGAAGAATACGAAAAGGTACAAAAGTTTTTAGATGAAGGTGAAAAACTTAATTCTGAAATGCTCGGAGATGCTTATAAAGCAGAGGATATACCTAAAATTAATGAATTAAAAGCTGATGGAGTTTCCCAAAGAAGTTTAAGAAATATTCACTTTAATGCTGATGCAGTTACATGGTCACAGGATTTAGCAAATTTTGCTAACCAAAATAATAAATCTCTTAAATTTAATAATGTTGGTGAAGCTGATCAATTTGTAAATACTTGGTGGTATCAAAAACAAAAGAATCTAATTGCAGCTGGTTTTAATAAAAAATATATTGAATTTTTTGGTAGAAAGAAATTTGATCAAATTAAAGAAAATTTCATTACTAATGTTTCTGATAAAATTATTAAAGATAATTTAGCTGACGATAATGTTAAAGATAGAGCATACCTTTTTACTGCATATAAAGGTCAAAACTTTAATGATGATGTTTATAAATGGGCTGATTTAAACAAGGGAAGATTCAATAACAATATTGCGGAAGCTCTTCGCCATAAAATTAATATGATGGTTGAGTTGAATAGGGCAGACAAATTACCTTATTCAGTCACAGAAAATTTTTTATATTCAATTACTGAAGCAAAAGGTGATATAGCCAAAACGGTTGTTGAAAAATTAGGTGGATCACTTGAAGCGGGGATACAAGTAAATAAGTGGTTAGAGGCAGTTGAGCAATCTAAATCAAAAGCTTTAGAAGCTATTAATACTAGAGACTCCAACTATCACACAACGTACGAAAATAATTTTAGAAGCGATCTTTATAAAGATGGTAACGTCCCAACTAAACAAGAGATTGTTGACTACATTTATAAAAACGAGGAGTCAAGATTTGATTTTACTACCGGTGGATTACCACAGGGAATACTTAAATCTTTATCTAGCGAAGCACAAGAAGATGCAAAATTAATACCTATGTTTGAGAAGAAAGCAAAGCTGGGAATATTGACAGTAGGTGAGGTAATGAAATTGGAAAGCTCTTCTTTAAGACAGCAATATCTTCCACAGGCTATCTCTGTTAACAACATGGGTATGTCTAAGCAAATGGCTTCTATGTCTAAAGAAGCTATTAAAACAATGGCTGATGAAATAGAAAAAGATTCTTTAGGTAAGAATGAAAAATCTTCAAAATGGCTATCTATTAAAAATCAAGCTGAACTTTTATATCCATCTTTATATGCACAGAACTTAGAAGTGGCAGCACCTAATCCTGAGAAAGGATTATCTGCTGAGGCTGTGGCTCATGCTGCAACTATGAAACAGTTATATATAAAAGCAGATGCTGGACATTTTGATACTTGGGGAGAGTTTACAACTAATACATTAAAAATGCAGAGTGCTGTTCAGTACCTTGCAATGGATAAAGACCATATCAATACTCAAATAATTCCTGGATTTGAAGAAGATGTTAAAGCTGCTATGAATTTACCAGCTGGTTCTAAAACTGTACTTCCAGCTTTTAAACAGCTTGGAAAGAAACTAGGTGGTATTCCTGGATGGCAGATCCAGCTTCAACAGAAAAAAGTTGGAGAGAAACTTGGTGGTGTAGAACATGTTAAATCTGAAATTGAATTAGCTTTTGAAAAATTATCTGATAAACAAAAGAAATTACTAAGTAAATATCCTACTCCAGCTAAATTAGCTAGAGCTAAATTCTTAGCATTTATGGAAGATAGTGGAGAAGGAGAAGGAGTTATTACTTGGAATGAGTTGGAGACTGTTCACAAAGATGTAGCTGATTTCATATTTACACAAGAAAACCCTGATATAAAGCTACCAGTAACTCCACAACTCGGTAAGTTTGAATTACAGAAAGGAGAATGGAAAGAACTTCCTGGAGCTACTAGAATTGGCTATGCCGTATGGGATGGTAAAGAATGGGTATACAGTCAAAGTAAGGGAACTAAAGGTGAATCGATAATACAACCTACTGACTACAAAGATAGAGATGGATACTACAGACCATTTGAAGGTAAGAGTAATGATTTGACTACAACATTCTTTGGTGTAGATGAACCAATTAACACCGCAGAAGAAGGTGGTCCAAGAGCTGGAGACTGGTATAAGACTACAAATAAAAACTTAAATGCGATGAACTTAGGAGATATCCGAGGTTTAAAAGGACAACCTTTTGTCGTATGGAATGGAAAAGAATGGGTTCCAAGTGCTGTCAAAGGCAGATTTAGTGAAGAGTACCAAGGTCCTCAACCACTAAGCACCATTCGAGAAGAAGAAGACTTGATTAAAAAACAAGCACAACAAAATTACTAAGGTAAATTATGTCTGATTATCAGATTGATATAGATGCTCAGGCTTTGGAAAATGCACAGCTTGAGTTACAAACATTAGCTGAAGAAGAAGAAAAGAATAGAGCACTTCAACAGCAAAGAGATCTTGAATTACAACAAGCCCAAGAACAAATAATAGCTGAACAAAAAGACCCAAGGAATAGAGAAGATGGTGGAGGTGCTAGGGGTTTTGCTTCTGAATTAGGAGCTGCTGTTAAAGGTGGTATCCAAGATACAGCTTCCTCTGTCGTCACTCTTCCAGAGAGAGCCATTGACATGTTTAGTGGTGAGATGGAAGAAGAATCTCAAACAGATGAAGGTTACAAAGCTGAATGGGATGATTGGTTTGTAGATGATGATAATCCAATAGAAACTAAAACATGGTGGGGAGGTGCTCTACGGAGTCTTGTTCACTTTGGTACTTTAGTTCCAGCAAGTTTAGTAGCTTTAAAAGCTGCTGGACTAGGTGCTGTCGGTACTGCTATCGGTGGTGTTGGAGGTTCTTTAGTTAGAGGTGCAGCGATTGGTGCAACCTCTGATGTTATATCGAAATATTCACAAGAAGATAACGGTCTGGCGATTTTAAGAGATCGTTATAACTTTATTGATACTCCATTATCTACTAAAGAAGAAGATCACCCTGCCATGAAAACATTTAAAAATGTTGTTGAAGGTATGGGTATTGGAGCTATTTTTGATGGAGTGTCAATTGTATTAGGAAAAGGTATAAAGAAATTTAAACCTAAAAAAGGAAAAGAAATAGTAGTAAAAGATGGACCTAGACAAGAATTACAACGTGGTCCATACGTTCAGATGAATCATCCAAATGCCAATCAGCTGCCATTTCTTAAAGCCAAATTAAATAAGTTTAGAGCAGAGATCCAAGAGGCTCGTCAATCAAAAGATTTAAAAAAAGTAGTAAGAGTTAAACAAAAGTTTCAAGAAATTGAAGCACAGATTGAAGAAATAACATCGTGGAAACCGCAAGAGGTAACAGCTACCGATGGACAAGAAGATGCATTTAACAGAGCAATAAGACGAGAGCAAAATGTTAATGGACAGATAAGTGAGAAAGCACAACTACAAGCTCAATCTTTAAGACCAGATCAATATGGTGGCTATAAAAATAATCCTATGACAGATTCTTGGCAAGCTGCTCCAACCTCTAATGGTAGAGCTGGTGATGTCTATTATCAACGTAGAAGAATAAATACTGATTATGGTTCTCGTAATGGTTCAACAGATTCATTACATACACCTGTACAGGTAGAAAGAACTGCCATGAGTGCTGATATGGCACAAGCAGAAGTCGAGAGAGTTCTTAAAGATTTCATGTCTGACGATAGGATTCAAGCTGAAATTGCTATAGCTAAGAAAGAAGGTACATCACTTGCAGAGAAATGGGGTTATGCAGCTGAAAAAGCTAGAGAAATCCTTGAAGGTAGAAATGCTTCTGATTTAACAACAGAAGAATTTTGGAGACAGTTTAATGTTGATATGAACCGTATAGATGGTAGAGAGGTTTGGAAATCTGCAAACGTAGTAGCAGCTGATTTAGTTGTTGGATCTCTTATGAGAGAAATACGAGATGCTGGTATTGCAAGTAGAGAACTAATAGACATAGCAGATATTGCAGATGTTGATGGTCCTTCTCGTGCAATGTATGAAAAAATAATTGCTGGTTTAACTCAGATAAAATTATCAAAAGCAACTCAATCTGCTGAATTTAGAGGATTAGGTGCAAAAGATATAAAAATCGAAGTTGATAACTTTATTGATGAAACTAAAAATTCTTGGCGAATTGCTATGCAAGCAGCTGGTACAGATGCTGACGATAGTTTATTCAGAGCTATTCACGAAGTTATATCAATGTCTGATGAAATCCATAACTTAACTGACTTTGATAATTGGATTAAGAAAACTTTAAAAGGTGGTTATTTCGGAGGTCGTAAAAAGACTGGTGTATTAACTAAAGAACTACAGGGCATGATGATTAATAGTGTTCTTAGTGGTCCTAAAACTCCAGTAAGAGCAATTATGGGTACTGGTACGGCTACGTTCTTAAGACCATTTTCCCAGATAGTAGGTGCAACATTAACAGGTGATAGAACAACTCAACGTGCTTCTTTAGCTGCAATGAGTTCTATGATGGAAACTATTCCTGAAGCATGGACATTATTTAAAAGTAAGCTTAATTCTTACTGGTCAGGAGATGTTTCAAGTATTCAGACAAGATATTCAGAATATTCAAAACAGGAAGAGACTTGGGATATTCTTGGTGATTGGATAGAAAATAGTGGACAAGCAAGTTTTGGTGATCAAGCTGCATATAGAACAGCAAACATGGCTAGAGCTTTAAACAATAATTCTTTCTTTACTTATTCAACAAAGATTATGCAAGCTACTGATGAGACGTTTGGTTTCATTTTAGGTAGAGCAAGAGCAAAAGAAAAAGCTATGCGTTTTGCGATGAATCAAGTTGATGCGGGAGAGATCACAGAGATTACTCCTGATTTATTAAAGAATGCAGAAAATAAATTTTATGCTGGCATAACAGATGCTGACGGCAATATCACAGATGCTGCTACTTTATACGCTAAGAAAGAAGCTACGCTTACAACTGACTTAGAGGGATTCTCAAAAGGTTTACAAGATGCATTTGATAAAGCTCCTTGGGCTAAACCATTCTTTTTATTTGCAAGAACAGGTGTTAACGGTCTGACTCTTACTGCTAAACATACCCCAGGATTTAACCTGTTAGTTAAAGAATATAATGATATTCGTTTTGCTACTCCTGATAATTTAGGTGAAGTTGCTAAGTATGGTATTAAATCTGCTGAAGATTTAGCTAATGCTAAAGCTCTACAAATAGGAAGATTAGCAATAGGTGGGTCGGTTATTTCAATGGCATCTCTTCACTTTATGAATGGAGGTCTTACAGGTAATGGACCAGCTGATAGACAGAAGAGACAATTATGGATTGATTCTGGATATAAACCAAGAACTGTCAGTATTGGTGGAGTACAAGTTAGTTATGATTCTTTTGAACCATTTAACTTAATACTTTCAACTATTGCTGATATTGGAGATCACAGTCAATTAATGGGAGAAGAATGGACAGAAGATAATTTACAAAAATTAGCTGTTGTAATGATGCAAGCTGTGTCAAGTAAATCTTACTTAGCCGGTATGCAACAGTTTGTAGACTTGTTTGCTGGAAAACCTGGAAGTTGGGAATCAATTATTGCTGGGTTAGCTAACAACACAATGCCTATGTCTTCACTAAGGAATGAAATGGGTAAACTTCTTAATCCACATATGAAAGAGTTAAATTCTGGAATATGGCAATCAATTAGAAATAGAAACCAATTTGCTGAAGGATTAGATCCTAAAGGTGGATTACCTACTAAGTACGACATGTTAAATGGTAGACCAATTAAAGATTGGGATTTTCCTACTCGTATGTTTAATATGTTTAGTCCTTTTACTGTTAATTTAGATCAAGGTATTGGTAGAAAACTTTTATTTGAAAGTGGTTATGACATGAGAATGTCAGCCTACTCTTCTCCCGATGGATTAGATCTTAGTAAATCTCCACGCCTTAGATCTATGCTTCAAAAAGGTATAGGTGATCAAAATCTAGAAGCTAAATTAAATAAACTAGCTAAAGATCCAAAGGTACTAGCATCAATACAAGAAATGCATCGGGATAGAAATTCTGGCAGAAGAGAGATGAATCCCATGACAGCGTATGTTCATAATAGACTTATAGCGAGATTATTTACAGATGCACGAGCAAAGGCTTGGGCACAAATAAAAAATGATCCAGAAGCAATGCAACTATATGCAGAAGATAGAAGATTGACTATACAAAATAATAGATCATTCAATGAGACAGGAGATATTACAAATCCATATGGAGTCATACTCCCTTACAGATAATCCACTCGCCAACTAAATAAATAATCGTTTGTAAATACAAATGGCGACAACTGAACATTTTTATACAGGCAATGGTTCCACAACAACCTTTGCCTTCACATTTCCATATTTAGCAAATACGGCTGTCAACGTAGAACTTGATAACGTATTAAAAACTGAAAACTCAAGTGGTCAAACAAATAATGACTACACCATTTCTAATACAAATATTGTCTTTAACTCAGCTCCAAGTAGCGGTGTTAGCATACATATTTATAGAAATACTAACGTTGATGCAGCTCAAGCAGTATACGCTGCGGGCTCTTCAATTAGAGCTAGCGATTTAAATAATAACCAAACACAGTTATTATATGCAGCTCAAGAAGACTCACAGTTAGTAAGACAATCTGATTTAAAAGACGGGATAGTTAATTCCGCAAAGATAACTGATGGTTCAATAGTAAACGTTGATGTCAATGCATCAGCTGCTATTGCCGGAACTAAAATTTCTCCAGACTTTGGCTCACAAAATATAGCAACAACAGGAACTGTAGATGGAAGAGATGTATCCGTAGATGGTACAAAACTCGACACTATAGAGACTAATGCTAAAGATGACCAAACAGCATCTGAGATAAAAACTCTGTATGAAGGTAACTCAAATACCAACGCATATACCGATGCTGAGAAAACAAAATTAAGTGGTATTGAAACCGCAGCCACCGCAGATCAAACCGCAGCAGAAATAAGAACCCTTGTAGACAATGCTACCGATAGTAATGTATTTACTGATGCTGATCATACTAAGCTTAATGGCATAGAAACGGCAGCCACCGCAGATCAAACAATAGGCGAAATTAAATCACTTATAGCTGGTTCACCTTTAGATGCTTCGCATTTAGCTGCTAATTCTGTAACTTCATCTGAACTCGCAGCTGACTCAGTCGATTCGAGTGAACTTGTAGATGGATCTATAGACACTTCTCACATAGCTGGTGCTCAAGTTACAGATGCAAAGCTTGCTTCTAACTCAGTAACAACATCTAAAATTACTGACGCTAACGTAACAACAGTAAAAGTAGCAGATGCAAATATAACCCTTGCTAAATTAGCTAGTGATCTAAAACAAACATCTATATCTGATAGCGATACACAGCTACCAACATCTGGAGCTGTTGTTGATTATGTTGCTGCACAGATTGCACCTATTGGTGGACTAGAAGTTATAGCAACAGAAGTAGCTTTCCC